GTCCTGCTGGGAAAAATACTGGAATTCCAATAGAATATAGATCGTTTACTGAGTTGTCCGTGCTAGTTACTGGGCAATAGTTAAACGGAGCCTTCTTTAATACAGACTGATTACCTTGTGATACTGATACGGCAACAATATTATACTTGTCCTTATTAGCTTTTACCCAAGACAAAGCATTAGGGATTGTGTTAACTCCAGTAGTTTGTCTCATGCCTCTTGATGTATGACCAATAATTCTAATAAAAATAATATTCATGTTTGGGTTATTTGCAATTGCAATTGAAGACATTTGTGTTCCATGATTAAAATTACTATTGGACAAAATGCTCATAGGGATTACAGATGATCCTTGCCCCTCCATAAAGTTTTTACCATTAGGGCAAGAAGGCCAGTCAAGAATGCATACTTCATAAATGAGCTTAGACTTGATAGATGGGATGCTAGTATCTAGAGCGCTGTCTAGAATTGCTAGTGTGGGAACAGATGTCCTGTTCTTCAAATTTGCCTGTGCAGGCATTGATGTGATTGTTAGTATGATGGCTACTAGAGCCGTTATTAGTTTTTTCATAAAGACAATTCTACTAAATAGCAGTGAGTCTGTCAATACTTAATTTTGTGGAGGCATCCTTCTTGGATACCACTTTCCAGAATCCATCCTAGAGGTATCTTGCTGATGCTGAGAAGATAAAATTGTTGAAATAATTTCATGAATTAAATCTAATTCTATTCTAAGTTTATATAGTTCTATTTCTAACTGATTAATTCTTTCTGTTTTTCTCACTCTGATCCATCTCTATCTATTGGTGTTGGAGCCGTTGCTAATGTGCCACAATTTGCACATTCCATGTCTAAAAAATAACTGGCTATCTCAAAGTTATCGAATATAACTTTTAAATTAAAAACATCACAACCGCATGGGCATACATGTGTTGGAACCCCTCTTATATCCATAGACCTACTGTAATCTGGCCTCAGATCATTTATGTCCATAGGTTCTTCCATAAAATAATTATACTTTAAATTTCTATAATTGTAAAGGGGGGCTTTACACTCATTATAAACTTAGCAGATGCTTCTAGTGCCATTCTTATACGCTTTCTAGGTGTCTTTATTGAGGATGTAGATGCCAAAGATCCAAGGGCCACTTGCTGTCCACTTCCTTCTGCGTAATATGATGTACTAAGCTCAGATACATGGTAGTCTACATCCATGGTAAAAATCCTACCAGTATTTTGAACAGCAATGATTATGATTCCGCCTTCGTCACCGTCTTCAGTGTTTGCTCCAAACTTACCGTAACCGTGTTCTTGATAGGCTTCTTTGATAGACTCAACAAACTTAGTACGCATGAACTTATCTAAATTCTTGAAACCAACTGTTGGCTTGTAAACTGGTGGCGTCCAGTTGTATTGTAGTATTTGACCCATTCTAAAACTATCAACAAAGCCTATACCAAATTGCCCAACTTTAAAAACTTTAGGGTCTGTTATCTGCAAAACTAATCCAGACTTTTCGTCTGATGCGGCAGAGTCTCCACCAAGGTAAACTTTATTGCCCACCGATAGGGCTACAATACAGGTCATATAACCTATTGTACTATTTTAAATATTCGGAGTCCATATCTTCATGCATTTCTATGTGATTAAGCATATTTAATGCATTTTCTAATTCGCCTTTTAGGGTAATTAATTCCTGAACGGCATCATAATATTTATCTTTCCATTCAGTTAATTCTTTTTCTAATTTATAAAGGTCAATTTTTAGGTCCTTGACCTCCATTTTTAGATGGTCTGTTTCCCTTTCAGCCTGACGCCTTTTTTCTTTTTTTGCATCCCTAAATCCAGCAATTATGGCAGTTGAAAGTCCGCTTAGAACCGCCGCTAACAATGTCAGGACGATTGTTATGTAATCTATTTGCATTATAGGTATATTATACCGTAAATGCTTATATAATTAAATTAATAATTCAGATGCAGTTATTTCAGATCCAAGATATTTTCTTTTTTGTACAAAATCTTTCACATGTTCTGGCCCATATTGTCTTCCAGATATAATTATAACCCATTTTGGCTCAAGCTTTTCATCTATACATGTTTGGCACATTAATAAATTTATTGACAAAAGCGATGATCTCTTTGCAGATAACTTATTTTTGCTTTTGTTGCATGAAGCACATAATATCTTTTCCATTAGTATTCTTCTCCGATTAAACTAAAATCGTCATTCTCTAATAGCTCTTCGTAGTGAATGCCATCTTTATTATAGGTCACCATAGAAGCAAACGCTCCCAATGATTGTATTGTTCCGTACACACCCTCTGTATGTATGTAAACATCAAGTAATTGATCTTTCACTAGGAACCCCCTCAAGTTCGCATCTTACTCCATGAGACTCTATCATCTTTTTTACCTTCATAACATAATCTATAACTTCTTCTTTTTTACTTCCTGTAAACTGTATAAAGTTATCTTCATATAATCTTAGGGCGAGAAATTCTGGGTATTTAACTACGTCCATCATTAATAGTAATGGCTTCTTTATTTCCCTTAACTTCTTTCTCATCTCATCATTGTAAAACACTGGCTTGTTTGGTTCACCAGTCCATAAATTAACACCATGTTTAAAATGTTTGTTGTCATAGAGATTAGACTGCATTGCGTTTTCTCAATTCCTTCCAAACATTCTTGTCTTTATGAATATTTTTCATTTTATCTACAGATCCAGAGGATAGGTAAACTCCTCCCCATACTCCGTATTCGTTGTTCTCTATTCCAGATTTGTAACACATTTGTATTACTGGGCAAGAAAGGCAGCACTGATCTATTGCTTTTGCCATATTGACATCTAATTCATATTTATCAAAAAATAGATTAGTGTCCATACCATGACATGCTGCTAGATCCCACCATCTAACATTGTCTTCATCTAATCCTAATTCATTTAAAATATCTGACATATTTATTTGGAAGTTGCCAAGTACCGTTGTTGTTTACAGTAATTTTTTGAGCTGTTCCCCAGCCATTTCTAAACATACCATTTGAATCTGAAAATCCTTTGGGATTCTTTTTCCATATAATTAAATCGTAATTGTTCCAGAAGGGCTCTATATCTTTTGCCCTTTTTATAAATACGTTAACACCTAATTCGTTAAGATTTAACATTGATTCCTATTTCTAATAGGCATCCCATTAGTATAATTATACACTAAAAGATGGGTCATAGTCAACCATTTGGAGGAAGAATCATTTGCCAATGATGTGTTATCAGCATCTTTCTTCCTTTTGTAATCTCTAATGATTGATGGGTATATGGATGAGAAGATGGGTACATTATTATACTGCCAGCCTCTGGCTTTATTTTAATATCTAAATCATTAAAGTAAAGCTCTCCACCCTCATAGTCATCATTTAGATATACAACTATAGTATATGCTAAATAATAATTATCTTCATTAAAATCTACATGTGCTCCCATAAATGCATTTTGATCATATTTATTTATTCCCATTTTGGTTCTTGGGTCTGTCAATAGTGATACTGCATAATATAATGCTTTTCTGTCTATATTAAATATATCAGCATACTTAATTGCACAATCTGACATTTTGTTGGTTAGACAATTTATCGCAAAAGCGGCTTTAGCTCTGTCTTCATCAGAATTTATAAACTGAATTTGATCTCTAACGACATGCTTAATTTCACCATACCTTGTGGACGATCCATGTCCATACCAAGGCTCCCATGCAGAAACAGCATCGTTTGATAAAGACTCTATAGCGTCTATAATTTCTTGATAATTTTTTATTACGCCTTTAAAATATACAATATTATTTTCTGGCTGTTCAAAATACAATTATGTATTCCTTACTTCTTAAATTTTGGGCGGCCAAACCCTACTATAGAGACCTGAACACCTTTTTTATTTTTCTTAAATGCACGAAGTTGTCGACAGGCTTCTCCACCATTTCTTTGGCTACCCTTTTTGCTGCTTGAAGTGTTACCTTCAATGCACCATACGGTTCCATCCTCATTGTCTTCTACAACAATTCCAACGTGTGAAATTCTATCTACTCCGTCTCCAGGAAAATCAAAATATGCAATATCCCCTGGCTCTGGATCAGCTAAATCTACATCAATCCATCTTCCAGATTTTTTAAATGCTGCTGCGCCTCCTGGGGTATAAACAGTATTTGGAACTTTTACTCCAGCTTGATCAGCGCACCACATTACGAATGATCCACACCATGGTTGAAAGTTAGCCTTAGTAAATACTCCATACTTTGTCTCATTATCTTTTGGACCTTCAATGTATCCAACTTGTGACTTAGCAACTTGTATTAATCTGGCTGCGCTACCTTTTGGAGCCTTTTCTGTTTCTGCTGGTACTGCAAAATCATTTGACATAATTAGTTTTTACCTCTTCCGAAAATTCCTTTTTTAACTTTAGGAACACAATTGGGAACCCGTTTCCCATTTTTGTTTTTCCAACCTACCATTTCGTAACCTTCCCAACATGGGTTGGCTTTTTCAACCTCATTAGCATAAAGTGCTCTTAATTGCGCCTTAGCCTTTGTTTCGCTATCATGGCATCCAACTAATTCGTTTGTGCCTTCTTTTACAACAGCATAACCTTTGCATCCTGCTGCGCCCTGCTTAATGTTCCAAGGCATGATTAATCCTTGTCCCAGTCAGTATCTACTGGTTGCTCTGCTGGCATTTGATCGTTTGGTTTTGCGTCTAATCTTGCTCTAACGGCATCAGCTTCTACTTCAGCCTTCAATTCATTAATTTCTAATTCTGATTCAAGTTTCTTATCTGCCTGAGTATTTTTTGCATCTATTTCTTTATTTGCCATCTGTGCTGCCATAACATCCTTAGCACCAGACTGACCAATTAGCAAACCTGCAAGAGTTCCTGTGATAAATGTTGCAACGCTACCAAGAACATTGAAAAACATTTTATCATTTTCTGATTGTGCTCCAATTGGCTGTGTTACAAATATAAGAGCGTACAAAATTCCTAAAGATGTACACAATAAAATTGTTCCAAGTGTGATGCCAAGAATAAATTTTAGTCTTGCATCAAGATCTTGTGGGGTTAATCTTTCTTTAGCCATTCTTTACCTTTGATTTCTGGTACTCATCCCATACTTCCTGTCCAACTAAATCTCTAGAACAGGTTCCAGTAGTCTCACAAATTGGAGGATTACATTCTGCCTTTTCCCAGTTTGCTGGGTCTTGGCATTCATATCGGAATGAACCATCAAAGTTACACGATGTAACTGTGAAGGCTAGCATTATACTAGCTAATGAGGCACCTAATTTTCTCATGCCTCCATTATATCATTTTACTCTTCTTTTCTTAAAGGGATTGTAGCTAGCCAAATAACCGTAGCAATTAATGTTGCCACGCCAACTACCTGCTGGGCGGTTCCTGTAAGGGTAAGCCAAGCAATAAAAAACCCTAGAAGGGTAAATATTTGGGCTATGCTTTCCTTAATTACTTCCCAGGCATAATTTAAAATAGCCTTTATTATTTTCATTATATCCTCCTAGTCATGGCTGCAGCCACGATATTACTTGCAATAATTACTGGTATGACGACTTCCTGTGCCTTTTCTCTTTGGTCATCTGTCATATCCTTGCCCCATTCTGATGGGCTTAAAACTTTACTTAAATCTATATCTAAAACTGCTCCTATTGGGTCCGCCAAAAATGCTTCTGTCTGTACTTCTGTGGTAGCGTCAGCTAATGTGTAAGGCATGGTGGCGCCTTCTGCTGCTGCTTCCCTATCCTTAAATTCAACAAATGCTGTGGCTAATTCTGGATTAGACTTCATTGCTTCTGCAATTACAGCAACTTCAGTTGCTTTAATGCCAAGGTCTTGTGCGACCTCGATCTTTGCCTCATTTGTTAATGCAACTAATGTCTGGCTAACAGCAGAAACTTGCTCTGGACTCAATGTAACTAATTTATTATCCTTGCTTGTTAAATTAGCTATAACTGAAGTGAGATCTTCTGAAGTTCCAGTTCCTTTTTCTGGAATTAACTCTAGTAACTCTTCATCCTTTATGATAACATTGTCTTGTGATTCTTCAGAAGGTTCAGTCGGAGTTGGCTCTGGTTCAGGAGTTGGCTCTGGATCTATATCCGTTGGCTGAGGTGAAGGCTCTGGTGAAGGCTCTAGAGATGGCTCAGGTTCAGGAGTTGGCTCTGGCGTCGCCTCATCTGTGGTTTCAGGGCTTGGTTCTGGAGTGGGATCGACTGATTCAGTTTGCTCAGGCGATGGCTCAGGAGAAGGCTCAGGGCTTGGCTCTGGAGTAACCTCTTCTGTTGGCTCTGGGGAAGGTTCTGGCGTTGGTTCTGGCGTTGGCTGGTTAGCAGCAGCAGCAGCGGCTTGTGCTAATGCAGTAGCAATTTCTCTAGCCATTTGCTCATCATAATAGTTCCAAGCATTATCAATAGAATTATTTAAATCTATAATTGATTGATCATATGCATCTATTGTATCTTCTTTATCCTGTAATTTATTTGCTGTGTTTATAATTGCAGCATTATGAGCAGTTGTTTTAGTTGTTAAAGTTTGATTATGAGTTGTTAAAGCTGAATTAGCAGAATTATATTCAGATACTTTAGTGTTACGTATTGCTAATTTAGTATTATAATCTTGTTGTGCAGCCGTTTTTGCTGCCTGCGCTGCAGACAAATTATCTAATTGTTGTTGTGTTGCACCTGATCCATAAGAAAATGTATTAAGGTTACAACTAAATCCTACTCCCCATCCACCAGTATAAGCACATCCTGCACCAGTCCACCCACCTGGAATTGACCATCCGAGATGATAAGATCCTGGGCCACCGCCGTTATACCACCATATTTCTACATCTAAAGTTTTATCTTGGCTAACATTATATATTGGAGAATAGGCGCTCCATGTAGCGCCCTGTTCAACCCAATTGTCTACAGCAAGGTTGCCATCTACATACATTCTAAATCCGTCGTCTGTGTATCCAGCAAAGTATACGTTTGTCCAATCTGATGGTACTGTAATTTTGCCAGTAAATTTAACAATAATGTCTTCGTAGTATCCGCAAACTGGAAGATTCATGGAGTTTGAATTCCAGACACCTGTACATATGACAGAGCCAGGTACCGCTATATGCTGCCCGTTAACATAGCCATCTCTTAATAGATGATAAACAGTATATTGTAACCCTGCTGATCCAGCATTGTTTACAGCATTTTGAGCAGTTTGAAGATTAGTATTTGCTGTTGCTAAATTTACTGCTGATATATCTAATGCTGATTGAGCATCATTTTTTTCTTGTAGTTTTATAGCCACAGTAACAGTCTGTCCATCTACTGAAGTTTGAGCCAAAAGCTTTTCGTTTAATGCTGTGGCCTCTGCTTCTACTGCTGAATTGTAAACATCTGCAGCATCGTCTCTCGCATCCTTTGCGTCTACTGCATCGTCATATTTAGATTCCGCTATGTCTATTAATGATTGAAATTCTGTTTTATAGTTTAAGTCAGCTACGCTATCATTTAATTCTTGTATTTCTTGAGCGGCTAAACTTAATGGATCATCGCTATAGGCAGGAGTTATAAATAGCCAACCAAAGCCTAAAATGGCGGCTAAAGATAATCTCCATGCTTTAGTCCTAGTCAACTATAACTCCTAAACAAACGTTTTGTTTATTTAGTTAATTATATCATTTAACTATTTAGGATTATCTGTCTTGTAAAAACCAGTGCCTTTAAATTGAACTCCGACTGTTCCGTAAACTTTATTCATTTGATTGCCACATTTTTCACAAAATTCTAAGGTATCTGCCTCTTCAAATGTTTTGCTTACTTCCATACCGAAATCGCATTCTATACATGCATACTCATATCTAGGCATTAAAAAGAAACCTCTGGCTGCTTTTTAGCGGTAAGGATTATCGCTTTTGTTCCTTCCCATCTAATTCTTCCCTTGCATCCAACATTATACTTAGTGTCACCTTCATATTCAGAAGAAACTGCATAAACATATCCATGTATTTCGAAGTCACTTGCTAAACTTTGATTTCCATTAACAAATACCCTCCATACCAATGGGTCCCCTGCTTCTGCTTTTGTGTTAAACCTTAATATAATATCATCATATGGCTTCATCCATCTATCTTTAACTATAGACCATATGTATCTGATCTTTTTCATAGACCCATCTCTTTTCTTTTTTGAGTAGCCGAAATTGCTTCAATATTATCGTCTAGCTTTACCTGTTCAATTTTATATCCGACATCTCTTCCATAAACTATGTTTGTGATATTAGGCATCTTTACTACCATTGATCCATCCATAAAAGAATCCTTAGCGATATATTCTTTTACTTGATTAAATGTAAGCGGATCTTTTGGACTTGTGTTATATGTATTTCTTACACCAAGCATAACTTGATCTGTTCTTTTTCCCGCCTCAATATATAAAGCATGATGCCCTTCATGCCATGGCTGATATCTTCCAAGCATCAAAGTAGTTGGTTGAGACCAATCATGTAACCTAAATGTTTTAATTACGGCAGAAGCCTTTTCTTCTGCATTCATTTGGTGATCTATAAACGAAAGGTAAGTTCCCTCTGGATCTTCCCATAGTTTGTTGGTGTCTTCAAATCTTCCCTCTGCAATTGTGTCCATCCAAATTAATATGTCTGGCTTTCCAAACGAATCCCTGGTTTGCTTTGTTGGGCAAACAAAGTCTACGATTACGTCATAGCCCTGTCCACTAAGCATTCTGGACATTTCTCCTAGACGACGAGCATGTTCCACTCTGTCCTCTATACTAAATCCTAAATCAGAATTAACTGTTGATCTGACGTAGTCAGCATTTAAATGTATTGCGTTTATTTTTTCCTTTAATGTTTCTGCTAAAGTTGTTTTACCAGATCCAGGAAGTCCAATAATTTGAATAATCAATCTTTTCTCTTTTCTTTTGTGAGCAGTTTTAAGTCATGCTCAGGACTTTGCAATTAATTACTTGATCTTAATTGCTTTTGGCTTTTTTTCTTCTGGGACGATTCTCTCAATATTAATTTTAAGAATTCCATCGACCAGTTCTGCACTTTGCACCTCCATATATTCAGATAATGCAAATGTACGAATAAACTTTCTAGCAGCAATCCCCTTATGTAAATAAGGTTTAGGTGCTACTACAGACTCTTTTAATCCCTGGACTACCAAAGAACCGTTGTCAATATTAACAGACAACTCTTCTTTAGAAAATCCTGCAACAGCTAAAGAAATCTCATAAGAGTCTTCCCCTGTCTTAAGCACATCATACGGCGGATAAGACTGATTTGTTGCTTCACGATATACATTGTTGATACGCTCTAACTCTCTGTTAAAGCCGATAAAAAAAGGATCTTTAAAAAGATCCATGGCAAATTGTGTTACCATTATTCCTCCTTAAGCGAATAAATGAATTAGGTCCCAATTGGCGACCTATATATATTGTATCAAATCCTCTTATTTGATTCAATAGTTGATTGCGAAGAAACCTCTATATAAGTAGAGTTTTCTCTAAAATGTTTTAAATCTGGCGATCCACAATAGGACAAACCGCTACAAATGTTATTTATAAGCATTTGTATAGAATGGTCAATTGATCCCTTATGGTGAACTGACCCAGAAGCTCCCTCTACATGAAGTGCCTTTAAATTATTTATTGCATCTGGGTTTTGATTTAATTGTGTCTCTCTGGATGCGAGTCCTCTAAATATATGATCTCCATTGACTCCCCTATCACATTCATCATGCCCAGCAAAAAATGAACCCATCATGATTCCACTAGCTCCCGCCGCAAAAGCTTTTACTGCATCTCCATTATTTTTTATTCCACCATCAGCCACTATACCATTTATCTTATCCCCTTTAACATTATCGTATATATCCATTATAGATGAAAGAGTTGGGACTCCAAAACCAGTAACTATTCTAGTTAAACAAGCTGCTCCGCCACCGATTCCAACCCTAACAGAATCAGCCCCAGCATTCATTAACGACTCATAAGCTTCATATGAAGAAATATTTCCACACATTATATGAGTATCTTCTGAAACATTTTTTCTTAATTTTTTAATTGATTCAGTAACTAAATCTAAGTGACCAAGGGCAGTATCTACAAGTAGTATCTTTACTCCACTTTTGTTTAAATTGTCTATAAGGTTGACATTATCTACCTCATAAGAAGATATACAGAATCCTATGTTGGTTGGACCTTCGCTAACCTCAATTGTTTTTTTTAATCTTAACATCCTGTCATCTAAGGGTGTAAGCCTAGGAATAAATCCTATGCCTCCAAATTTTACCAGCTTACTTATCATTAATGGGCTAGATATAAACTCCATAGGAGCCATAAAAAATGGAGAACGTAATTTTAAAACAGATTTAGGTTGGTTTGGGTTTCCAATTTCAGACTCAATTGATATGGAAGATCTTGAAGGTATGCTTGACTTTTTAGGGACAAGCAGTACATCATCAAAGCATATGCTTCTAGTATTAGTATCTTTTATCATAATTCTCCTTCTGTGCCCCAAGTTGGATTCGAACCAACGCTTTTACGATTTTAAGTCGTATGCCTCTACCGCTGGGCTATAAGGGCGTGTCCCCAGTAGGTATCGATCCTACGACCCACAGATTAAAAGTCTGTTGCTCTACCAACTGAGCTATAGGGACTTGGCGAGCCCCCCGTCAGGATTGAACTGACGACCTTCCGCTTACAAGGCGGATGCTCTACCACTGAGCTAGGGAGGCGATCCGACTAAGAATTTAGTATCTTAGCCAAGGCATTAACAGTTGCAGCAATTCTACCAATATCTCTTAGTTGCTCAACGCTAAACCCTTCTTGCTTCAATGTATCATAGTGTGCCTTAACACAGAAATGACATTTACCAATAATTGATGAAGCCAATGAATAGGCTTCAAAATTAGCTTTCGTTGTGCCTCCATGCGATGCGATAGCATTCATTCTCAATTGTGCAGGCAATCCTGTTAAATTAGGATCATCTGCCATTTCAATATATGGATACCATACATTATTTTGAGCCATAAGGGCGCCAGCAGTCATTGCTGCATTTTTTTCTACCTCGTTTGTAGAAGAGGCGGCAATAAATGCAATAAGCTTGCCATTTCCAGTAGCAAATGAGGCTGCCAAAGCTAGGTGGGTGGCTAGCTCTGGATCAACCGCACTACGATTAATGACAGCGTCAAGGTTTAATTTAATATCTTTAGCGTATTCTGGTAAAGATTCCTTCAGCTGTTCAACCCACATTATAGAGTTTCCCCACCAAGACTTCTGTTGCATGCACAAAGCTCCCCTGTTTGAAGAGCATCAAGAATACGCAATGTCTCTTCTGGGCTTCTTCCAACATTGAGATTGTTTACTGTAACATGCTGAATAACATTTTCTGGATCAATTATAAATGTTGCACGAAGAGCAACTCCGTCATCTGTAAGAATTCCAAGCTGATTTGCTAAACCAGTATATGACTCATCATCAGATTCTGAATATGCCCAATCACGAATTTGATCCGCAAATGACCACGAATTTGTCTTTTTTAGATCTTCATGTGAGTTGCGCCATGCAATCTTACAGAATTCATTATCTGTTGAACCTGTTAAAAGAACAGCATCACGATCTTTAAAGTCATTAACTAACTTATCATATGCAACAATTTCTGTTGGACAAACAAAGGTGAAATCTTTTGGATAAAAAACAACTACCTTCCATTGTCCTGGAAATGACTTTTCGCTTAATACTTCAAAAACATCATCAGAAGCATCTAGTCTTCCTGGCTTTACGCCAACAATTCTAAATGGACTTAATTTATTTCCTACTGTTTTCATTTTTCTCCTATATATAAGATGGGATTATTCCCGCTGGACCACCAGGGCTCGAACCTGGGACATCAGAGTTAACAGCTCTGCGCTCTGCCGACTGAGCTATGGTCCACTAAGCGCCCCTGAAAGGAATTGAACCTCCGACGCAGACCTTAGAAGAGTCTCGCTCTATCCACTGAGCTACAAGGGCATACAAATTATATCTAATTTATATCGTAATCGTCAATACCGTTTAACGGAATTACACCCTTTTCTTTTGCAATTTTATATCCTTCATTGGTAAAGTGCATAGTTGCTTCTAAGTTTTCATCATACTCTACATTTAACAAACCATCTTGATACAAATCAATTAAAGTACTATCTACATACTCTAAATGAGCCTCCCATAAATCTGGAGCAAGTTCTTTTGTAACTTTTTCATTTAACTCAAAAATAGCCTCGCCATCTTCGTTGTATCCAGCAAGCCTGATTGCACCGATATCAATATAATACTGAATTTGTCTTAAAGCTTCTTCGTCATCCATACTATCTCCCTTGTGCACCAGGTAGGACTTGAACCTACGACTACCCGATTATGAGTCGGGGGCTCTAACCAACTAAGCTACTGGTGCCTAGCTGGTAATTATATATTTGTGTCTTGCTTTTTGTCAATAGTATTTTCTACTATAGACTGAACATATTCCGAAAAGTGTTTTCTTATGCTTCCTGGAGGCCTTGAACCACTTTCAATCCATATTCTTTTATATTCAATTATGTTATCAAATGTAGTGGGACATACTTTTATTCCATTATATTCTTTTAACCTAACTGGAAGAGGCACATGCTTACCACAGCATTTACATTCTTTAGCTCTATCTTGGTATGTACTCATAATATTTGCATTCTTTCTATTGTGTCTAGAGTGTCTCTTAAATCTTGAGGCATTCTTGGCGCACGAATCATATTCATTCTGATTTCTTCTTCTGGCTCCTTGTTATACTTTATAGAGTCATAGGTATGAATTTCTACTTCTTTTAGTATATCATTTTTACTCATACTTATGGCATTATATATTGACCCACAAACAGCGTCAGCTAAATCTTTAGACCCTTTCCTTGGGTGATCTACTTTGTCCCTCATTATTTTTAATTGTAACAATTCATCAATTAACAATTTAATATGAGGTCCATTTAGTCTTTCTTCTAAAACAACCATAGCCATATCGTCATAATGTTTTTTACCAACAGACAATGTTTCAGTATTAATTCCGTATTGTTTTAACTGTTGCATCATGTCATGAGAATTCCATCTATCAAATGTGCAAAGCCTAATATTGAACCCTCTTGTCCTTAATGCTAATATGTAATCTTTAACTTCAGTAAAGTCTACAGATTTATCTGGAGTTGGAGTCCAGTACCTAACTGCATCTATCTCTACTATTGGTGCTGGCTGAGAGTATGTGTCTGTAACCTTCACGTTAACCCATTTCTGAACATGTGCTAAGGAAACTGCACAATGGTCATGTTTTTGTGCAAGGTCTACGTGTATGAAATACTCTTTGTCTGGATCTGGCGCAAACCAATCTTGAAGTCTTCCAAATCCGTCTATAGCTAAAGATAGGTTGCTGAAAGCTTTTTCTATTTTTTCTCTAGACTTAAAGAAAGCATCAACTGCCTCTGGTGGCATACAAGCAAACCGTGAAAGTGCGTCTGGCATATTTTTGTAAAACTCCACCTTGAAGTCTTCTATTTTTTTAGTAGGGTTTATCTCCCATGTAGGTCTTTTTAACGCAAAAACTTTTGGTATTGTGTACGAAACAATATGATCTTCTTCCCATTCAACAACGACCTCATTACCATCTGTTCCATCTGGTAGATCCTCATCCATCTTTAGAGTTTTAGTCATTATTAAAGTTTCTTTTTCTGCTATAACTGAATCGTAAAATTTTTGAATTGGGTCATTTTTAAATCTGGGAAAAGATAAAAGAATAACTTTGCCATAATCTGGAAAACGAGAAACTACTGATCCACGATACATGTCGTATATTGCATCTGCTGTTTTTGCCTGGTCATGCCCTGTTGTATTTTCTGTAGCAAACCCTGAAATCTCATCTAGGATAACAGCAATTACGTTATAACCTTCAAAGGCTTCTCTTTCTGAGTGTCCAGAATAAACATTTACATTTTTATTAAATCTAATTTCTGAAGCTTTTGGATCATACTTTCCTGCAAACCAAGGGGATCTCTCTACTCTAGTCTTAAATCCTTTAAAGAAAACATTATTTGCTTGTTGTGCGTTAATAGCAATATTAATTATATCTATGGTATCTCCTGGAGGCTTTCCATAATATGTTGCAGGATCTTTAAGGCATAACAGTAGATACACTATATAAGAAACTGATATGGTAGAACAATAGTCCTTACCACTTCCCTTTCCTAATTGAGCAATTACTTCATTGCAGGTTTGCTTGAATCTTCTTCTTCCTTCGTCTTCTCCGAATAACTTGATGAGTGTTGATTCTTTGTAGATCTGGCTGCTCTTCTCAATGAGTGTATACTGGTGCTCCGATAGTGGGGGAAGTCCGAGGTACTCTGGACTGGTAACGAATGTTCGTAAGTCGACTGGTCTTTCATCAAATTCTTCTCCATCTAATATGTCTATTAAATCATTAAAATTAAGATCCACTAGATTCCTCTTGATTTATTACAATAGGCTCCACAACTCCTGTTATTTGCGAGAGTCTTTTCGCAACTTCCATCTTGCACTTTGGACAGCTAGCGGTTACATCCTTTAATATTCCAACTAAAATTTCTTGCTTTTTTTCTGTTTCTGCTATTTGAGTAGCAAGCTCTGCATTATCTAGCAACCCTACTTCCTGAAGCATTCCAATTCTTTTGCCCTCGATATCAGCTATCAGTTTTAATGCCGTTGCCTTAACATTTAATTGTCCAGCTTGGTCTGCGTCCTCTACAGTTTTCCATGCCTCTTTTATAAGCATAGCGTAGTGTTGATCGGCGCCAGAGACTGCCTCTTTAGCCCTGTCACGAGCCCCAGAATCGCTTCTAACGACCTCTTTCCACTCGTCTATATACTGCAAGACTTCTGCCCTCTTAAAACCCGTTAGAGTGGCAATTTGGGTAGGATTATTACCCTTAAGTAGTTCTGAAACTACCTTGTTCATTCGATCAAAGTGATCTGCTAATTCGATATCCATATATATACATTATAATCTTAGTTGACTAAAAAATCAACTAGACATTTGCTTGGCAATCTTTAATAATACTAAATATCCAATAAGATCATCAATATCATTGTCTCCAGGATACTCTGTGCCCTTCATTAGCCTATTTAATTTATCATCAATGCGGACATGAAGTTGTTCTCTTGGTCCCGCCTTTGAAAATATTCTAATTGGCTTAAGAGCAGAATTACCATAGGCAATATTCTTTTTAACTAACATATGTGCAATTTCGTGGCAGGTTTCAAGGATTTCTTTACCAGCCTCTGTACCAACTGTGAGCAAATATAAGTCCTGACAATTAAAACTTTTTGAATCTGGAAATACTGGCTCAAGCATTTTCTACCTCGCTATTTAGTGTAAATCTTCCTACTACAGAAGACCTTGGTCCTTCATTGCTAATTTGATGATATATTCCTTCTTTAAAAAATAAAATATCACCTGGTTCTAAAATATAGGTTTCTTTAAAATTTTGCCTATCATCCTTTAGCTCCCATTTATTAATTCCTGCAATTTGAACTATGCATGTGTGCCAACTGTGGTTCTCATAAGGAACAAATTTCTCTGATAAAGCAATTTTTAAAGAACTAAAGTTTAAAGAGATATCAAAAATGTTTTCCATTTCATCAATTTGATTTGACAAAGATGTGGAAATCATTTTAGGCCTATCACGTGGATCAAAAAATATAGAGAAAAAGAAAGTGGCATCAGATTCAATAACAAACTCATTTGGCTTTTCTTTAGAGTACGATAATGTTTTAATTGCAAAAAGATCTTTGTAAGGAACTTCATATTGGGCTGGCGCCATATTTTGTTCTTGTGTTGTATTTTTTTTTCTAGTAGCAATATTAAGAACATTAACTATATAGTTCCAGTCTGGCAAATCACTCATTAAGCCTTTGCAGTGATAAACTCCTGTTTCATTCCAATCATTAATAAAATTATTTTTTATGTCTTCGATAATCATTTTATAAAACCGTTATCCTTTAATGCTCTGTATATGGTCATAACAGTTACACCACACTCTTTAGCAATTTCTTCCATAGATTTTCTCTGAACTACATACCTCCTATGTAGCCAGTCCTTACTTTTATACAGCTTCATCTCTTTGTTAAAACCTCATTTGCATAATAAGCAATTCCAAATGAGTCTGCCACATCAAAATCATCTAGCTTCAAATCATACTTTTTGTTAAAATAATCTACTGTACGCTGCTTTCTAATCTCCCTCATTTTAGATTTATACCAGGAATCAGCATACCCAGGGTTCTCTTTACGAAGTCTATCTTTCTCAATTTTTGTTGGGTTTTTATTTCCAATATGAGCCTGCCAAGATGAAGGAGAAATAGTGATAACACTAGCCCCAGTAGACATAAGCTCAGCAATCTT